CTGGAATATCAAATGTCAAATCGGCACTTGGACGCATAATGCCACCAGAAGCGGTTGCCCAGGTTACGGATTTACGTGCATAAGCAGGCGTTCCACCAGAGATTTCAGTACCATTAACAATCACAAGCCCAATATGAGTAATCAATGTACCACCATGGGTTAAAAGGGCATTTCTAAAAGCTTCAGTCATCATATAATTTTCCTCCTAATAATTTGATATCATTTTTTATTGGGTGATATGGACATCTAACTAATTTTTCATCTTCACATTTATTATCGACTGTGACATTCTCGCATTTATATTTTTCATGATATGGGCATGATCTACTTATCCTAGCCATACCATCGACGACGGCGTCCACTATCCATGTGTGTAAATGTACGGTATCTACCAAGTCCACCAGGATGTCCCCATACTAAACCACTATAGATCTCAGAAGGATTTAGTGAATCTGTCGCCGATACTGTATTAAAGCGAAAATCCGCCGCATAGCCAAATAAGTGCAAACTATTGTCTTCACCGCCTTCACCTTTATTATGTGATGGTGTTCGGTATCCAGATATAACATGCATCGATCGATTGCGTCGATTGCGTTCTTTTTGCATATTCTTAACATTAATAAGACAGACTAGGATCTTATCACTACCATCTTTACAGGCAAATTCTCGAACATAGAAGTTAGGACAATCTTCTCGCACTAACTTATCGCCATCTCGAGCTAAAGAGAACTCTCTAATTGAGTGTAAAGCATCCCATGTTTGTGGACCAACTACTCCATCAACAAATAACCGATTACTAATCTGAAACTCTTTAATGGCATTCTCGGTTTGATTACCAAATACTCTGTCAGGAGTAACTTTATAATCTCGATTCTTAAGAATCTGCTGAATATCCAGAACCTCATCTGACATGTCACCAAGCCTAAGAAGCTGGATCTTAACTGTTTCTTTGATAATATCCTGTAAAACACTAAACTGTGTTTTAGGATTAATATAATCCATATCAAGACTACCAGCAAATATATCTGTACTTTTGAGTCGGCCTTGACTAGAGTATTGATGAATATCCCATCGATGTGGATAATCAAGCTTCCCGGGATCTCGATCATAATGTGCTGGCCAAATAATACATTCATTTGGAAACCTATTTGGTTGCATCTTATCCTTTAACCAAGATACGCTCGCATAGAGTCCAGGAATAAAGCCGGCTTTCATTAGAATATGACAGTCATCAACAAGATAGTCTGTCATCTCAGTTGGCGAGCACTCATCAATCGGTCTAAACTTACCAATATCAGTTGTATGCTCAAAGTCAAGAAAAGCTATACCAGTAAAATTATCTAAAGCAAGGAGTGGTTTGATGTGTTTAAGAAAGTTCTGTAATTCTGCATAGTGTTGCTGTTTCTCTTTATAGTAGAAATAATGGTATACAGCAAACTTCTCATCTGGATGTCCTCGTAACCAGTTAAGATTATCTATCCATTCTTTGTCAGTATCATTTATGCCGTGACTCGGTCGAACGATGACAAAGTCAACTTCACTTTTAACTCTATCCCAAGGAAAATCTTTTTGATGATGCGAGATGTCTATGATAGTTTTCATTGCTTCATCCTTTTGTCTGGTGCTGAGCTTTACGGGACTGATTCAGAGCATTCCTTTTAGCCAGCATCTCTTTTCGATTCTGCGACTTAGGTGGTTGATTCTTAATGTTACAGACTCGTATGAGGGTTAGAAGCCGATTTAAATGCCATTTCTGACACTCCATCGGAATATTTTGAGCAATCATCCAATAATAAATAATTTCGGCAGTGATGACTTCACGATTCTTAGGCGCATTTGGAGGGTCATTAAACCAAGTAGCTGACATTGGAAGATTGATGTAATTTTCAACTTGATTGTATATGTAGTCTGGAAGATTCATATAGACGTCGGGTTTAACATTTTTATTAATTGTCATGCATTGTATGTAGTCGAGCATTTCTTCGGGCGTTTTAGGTGTTGGACTAAGGAAGGGTTTGACCCATTTTGACTCCCATTTTGAAAGGGAGACAAGAGAATGCTCAACTTGTAAAGACTCTTTTGTGTATACAATAAATGATGAGGTTTCCTCGTCATAAAATTCACGTGATGGTATCTCCAGTTGTAACACTCTCTTATCTCCTCCCTTCGGAATTATTTCTGTTGTGGAACAATGCCATTTACAAATGATGTCGCGGCTTCGGTGTTAGTAGCAAGTTCCATAAACAGTTCACTATATGCTTCGGTTTGCGAGAAGGCATCAGCAAGTTCTTTAGATTTAACGAATCTCTTACCATCTGGTGACTTTTCACCATAAGATCTTAAGACTAAATCTTTAAATCTTTCAACAAGTTTGGCACTATCTTGCTCAGCAACAATTTTGTTGAGCATTTTGACCATGCCTCCTGTGACGCCCATTTCCATCTCAAGAACTTCTGCTTTTGATAGATTGAAGTAGAAGTCCTCAGTACGTTCTAGCCCATCGAAGTCTGTGTATTTAATGGTCTTTTTAAGCATTGGTATTCTCCTTTCAAGGTTGAAGAAGGAGCTCCCGTATTTCAGAGAGCTCCATCAGTTTAATTAAGCAACTGTCTCGAAGTTCTTAACAGCAGCAGCCAGAGACTGATTGTAGATGTCGACTACGCCACCAATGGTAACGAGGTAAACAGTGCTGTTGGTAAGATCCGCTGTTGGGTTGAAGGTAAGGATTTTGTTTGTGATATCCCAGGTCTTCGCACCAGCAACAATTGTTCCGAGTTCATCTGTAACAACGATGGCTTCAGAAGCAATAGCATTGTTAAAGGTAAGAACGATGTTGGAGTTAATAGCGATGTTGGAAGAATCATCCGCAGGGACGATTGAGGATAGAGACAGCGCACTAGGAGCAGCTTCTGCAAAGATAGCAGCAACGGCATCAGGAAGCGGCAAATATCCATCGGCACCAACAGTACCATAGAGAATATCTTCGAGAGTAGCCAATTTAGCAGAGTCAACTTTCGTTGAATCAATAACCAAAGAAGCTGTAGGTTTGAAGCCTGTGACAGCAACAGGAGTTGTGGTAACTTCCCAAGAGAATGTAATTGCTTCAGGGGAGTCATTGATGGTTGCAAACGCCTTCTCCGAAGGAGCGGCAATAGCGCCATAAATAAGATGCAGTTTATAACCATAGTCATTCGCATCGACGTCGTTGCCCAAGGTTGTCTTGTAGCAGAGACCGAATGCACTACGACGCTGCTGACCAATAACAACACCAGCAGACAGAGTACCTGAACCATCACATTCTGCAAATTCGTCAGGATATGTGTAGGCTTCGATTGTGGCACCAAATTCTTCAGCAGAAATAAGGTTCAGATATTTGATATCGTCGGCATAAATAGGATTGGCTTCAGCACCACTGGGGCTTTCAGTAATAGCGGTAAGGCCATTCCAAGCAACGCCCAAAGGATATGCGCCAGCGACCTGTTTATACAGAACGCCATTCTTTACACCAGTCTCATAAAAACGAGCACCAGTAGCATCCCAAGTAAGTCTTGTCATTTAAGAATCCTCCTTAATAATAAATATTAAATACTGTATGGTAGAGGTTATTAGCTACAAAGTGTCTATCAAAAGTACACATTGATAGCTCAAGTAGTCTTTCCGGAATATAGCTATCCGGATTTGGATCTATGATTGTTATCATGTATCCATTTGTAAAGTTGTATACTCTATCATCCGCTTTCTTAGTATCCATCCTGTTTTTCTGATAGATAATGCAAGGGTATTGCATCTTAACACTCTCTGGTGGTTGAAAATATACATTACCTGATTCGAGGATCGATATGAGAATATTATGCAGATCTAGCCTATCACTCATCTATTGATTCCTCATCATCTATAGCGGGGTTGGCCCATTATAGACATCGCCTATTGATAGGAGAAGACGGGGCCTCTGAATTTCCACCGAAGTGATTTTCCAGAGAACCCCCATCCACTGTACATATCGCATGAACTGAAAATTAGACGTAGCAAATGGATCGGCTAGGATACTAATCCGATTATCTATTACTAGATTGTCATTTAGATTTTCACCAGACCGAATCCGAGCTTGGTTCTTAACTACGTCCCCAGTATAATTATACTCGGTAATTACTTCAGTCCAGACTCCAGGCGAAGTTTCGACCGTTTTAGAATAACCTATTGGTCCATAAAACTTAGCCATAAACTACTCCTATTTTGAAGGATTAATTAGACGGCAGGAAGTTTCTCAATAACGATAGCAGACTTGTACATGGTCAGTGCGCCAGAAGCACGGGTTTCGATCAGGTACTTGTACTGGTTGTAATCGATATCAAAGTCATCAAACATTGCGACCTGGCCACCCTTATCGGCGCCAACGGTGTAATCTTTGAGGTTAACAACAATGCCAAGGATGGCAAAGTCGTCATCACCGACAGTACGGATTGCCGAATTCATGGCTTCAACTTCAATGATCTGGCTAACGCGCAGAACAGAAGCAAGTTCCTGAACGGTCTTGTACAGACGATGACCAAACTGATCCTTAAGGAGCAGCATTTCAGTCAAGAGATCGGTGCCGACATAGAAAGACGGAACACCAGAACCCTTATAGTTCTTACGGGAACGGATAACATCGTCAATGATGTCATCAACAGCTGCATCATTTGCAACTTGGACGCGATGGATAAAGACACTCGGGTCATCCATAGCGATCGGACGAATGTTCTGTTCATTGATCTTGTCTTCATCAGCAAGACTACGACCATCGCCGATGAGAATTGCACGAGCAAGTTCTTCATTCAGCATTGTGCGCATTTCAGACTTGAGCCAAACAACAACATCAAAGTCGGTGATGTCAACCATATCATCACGGTCGAGTTTCTGTTTCTTATAGATGGTTGTCGGAGTGGTCGAACGCTTCATCAGCGTGATGACTTCGTCCTTCTTGAGAGCACCAGTAACGTAACCTTTAGCACGAGCTTCATCAGCTGTGATGTCGGCGAAACGGGTACGGATGCGAGCAAACGGAGTCTTATTGACACCAGCAAGAACGGTGTCAACCCAGGTCATGTCGCGGCTGATCGTCGCAGGTGCACCACCATTGACATCGCGGTCATCAGGGAAGAGAACATCGATCGGATCAAATCCGTAGGTTTCGGCATGGGCGATGAAACTTTCTTTCAAGGAACCATACTTTTTGGCATCAGTCACAATCTCAGACATCTGAGCATGGGACAGAACGTTTGAGGAAGCGGCTTCGGTCGTCTGATCAAATACATTTTTCTTCATATTGGATTCTCCTTCATCATTTGAATGTTTTGCGGCTGTGTCAGTTTCGGCATCTTCAAGAGCAGCACCAATGAGATAATAGACTACTTGTTTCTGTTCTTTGGTAAGGGTTTCAAAGACTTCAGCAACTGTTGCATCTTTCGATGTTTTAGCATCTGCATGTTTCATACCCTCATTTTGATCTTCCGAATGTTCAGCTGTATCGTCATCGCCGATTGCCTGAGCAATCATGGCATAGACAACAGTTTTCTGTTCTTCATTCAGAGTTTCAAACACTTCGGCAACAGTCTTGTCACCAGAATCTTCTTCTGCGCCATCAGCATGAGTAAGACTCATACCAGTATAGATAATCGCTTCGGATTCATCTTCAGTCCAGGTACCATCACCATGAGCGAATGAAATATTATCAATTCTTGCTCCAGGATTTGCTCCGGTCATGACAAGACTGACTTCACGGATTGCTCCATGCATGACTTTCTTAGCCTGTTCCTGAAGCTGATTGGCATAGATGGACAATGATGTAATATCACCATGCTTAACAAGTTCTTTAGCATTCTTACCAGCATCGGACCCATTGAATATACCATAGCAGTATACTCCATCTTCACGATTCTCAAGAATAGCATGACCAAGAACGTTTTCTGGCGAACTATGTGCATGCTGCCAAACTAACGGAACAGTCTGACCATCCTGATGTTTGAACGCATCTTTAAGAATAGTTCTTCCATCAGTGCATTTCAAACCGTTTTTAGTAGCATAGCCACTAAAATCATAGATTGTTTTAGCCATTTTAGTTTTCTCCTTTATGGATTACTTCGCTTTGACTTTTTCATATTCTTTCTGATAGACTTGTTCATAGTTAGCGTTAATGCTCTCCTTTGCTTTCTTAAATGCCTCTCGTGCACCTTCAATTTTAACTTTAAGATCGGCGCCTATGGCTTCGCGTTCTTTAGCTAATTTATCCGGGTGTTGAGAACCTTCCTTAAGTCCAGTTTTCTTAGAGTTTGCTGATTTTTGGATTTTATTAATCATTTCAGCTCGCTTTTCAGGACTCATACTATCTGGAAGATTGTCAATTTTAAACTGAGTCATATCAGAAATTCTTTCAAGATCTGAAGTTACATTCTTTGAAAGTCTAGCACTAAGTTTTTGAAGTTTCTCAGAGATCTGTTTGCGTCGGGCTTGAGCATTGGCTCTTAAAGCTTCGATTTGTTGTTTATTCGCATCTCGCTCTGAAGTCAATTTGCTCTTTTTCTCTTCAGAAATATTTTGTTTAACAACCGACCATTTATCTCTCTGAGAATCGCTCATACCCTTAAGACTTCGCTTAGGTTGGAGTTTTCTATTCTTCAAATAATATTCATGGGCTTTTGCTGGGTCATAATATACTGATGAGTAGTGTGCTAAAAATGCATCAACCTTATTCATTAGCCCCACCACCAAGCAACTTGTCAATATCGGCATCAAGACCGTCTAATAACTCATTCATGATGGCATCTCTTTCGTCCGGTGCGCCACTAGGTGGGACAGGACTAGATGCTACAGGTTCTGTTGAACTTATGTTCTTGTTCTTAAGCACATCGGCTCCTGGATCATTTGCTGGTTTATACCCAATAATCGCTCGCACTTCATTAGATGATAGGATCTCATTCCGAGTAAACTTATCTGCAATTTCTGCAAGTTGAGCCGCCGGGACAAGACTGAATGCATCTTTGAAATACATGATTGATTGTTTTTGGGTTCGAGCTGTCTTGGTAAGGAACTTGCGCTTAAACTCATCAATAACAGATGTAATAATTGGAATTATTGTTCTATTATGATAGTTGAGCATCGCAGCTTCATCTGCTGTGCCATTAAATACGGCTTCAGTAAGTCCTAATTGACTGTAGAGAACGCCCATCAAATATGTAATCTGTGCCATTAGATTGTTCTCAGCAGGTCGATTCAATTGAGTTACGCGCTCTGTTCCATCGGTATAGGCAATACCATACTTTGAGCCTGCAAGTTGGACTTCAATGTCCTTACGTCGTTCCTCAGCTTGTTGTCTTTTAGCTTCAGTTTTAATGATGTATGGCAACTGAATAATCAAATCGAGTTTGCCAGCTCCACTTTGTTCATCAATAGCATCTAGGATTGATAGCTTATTGAGAAGCCGTTTCAATGTGCTATTTGGTTCATTCATTACTGCATAAAGCGGGTTTTCAATGATGGCAATGGAACTCTTTGGAAGGGTTAATTCTTCCTGACGTCCAGTACGTTCATTATAGATCTTAACACGAATATGTTGTGGAAACCATTCAAGAATCCGAGCAGTTCTCATTGAAGAGACATCAAATGCTCCACTTATAGTTGGATCAATAGTAGTATCAACTGGCACAACGGCTACGACGCCCTCATCAAACATTGACATTACAATATCTTGTATAAAGGCACGACTTGTCTGATCTACATTGGCTTCTTGAGTTAATATATCATTCAAGCCAGAGGAGATGCTTTCAGCAAACCTCCCATTTTGATCCAAGCGTACATGTTGGATGTTCACAGCCGCAACGTCAAGAGCTATTCGATTGTAGACCGATACAATTACTGATCGTTCACTTGTTACACGCATCCGAGTTCGATCTTGACGCCTAGAGGAGCCGCTGCCAAGATCTTGCCGATTAAATATTTCCGTGGGATCTCGGCTTTTAAATGCGTTCCATGCATGTTTAAGTCGACCACCTAGTGAGTTGGGCATGTACATGGATCTCCTTTACAAATTAGAATGCGGAGAGATTATTAATAGGCAGCACCAAGAGCAATACGACGCCAATTGGATTCCAGGATAGTATTACCATCGAGGCAAATATAGAGGTAGGTTGCATCAACTAGAACCTTACTTCCAACAGCAACAGTAGCATTAACACCACCAGTAAATTCAGTACCAATGAAAGCGCCATTAGCCATCGTCTCAGCAACAGCAATATCATTGCCGGCTGCACCAGGAGCAGTAAGAACAACAGTATCTCCAGCACCATCAACAGCAGTAACACCCTGTGTATCCTCGGCAGTAATAGCAGCAACAAGCTTTGTAACAGCATCGGCTGCAGCACAATCCGCACCAGTCAACAGAGTAACAGCGGCAAAGACATTTGTTCCGGCAGTGAATGTTTCAGTCGTAGCAATTGCATTTCCAACCGTACCACCAACAAGAGCAGTAATGATGCAGTCATTCAAGGCAAATTCGCCAGCTGTAACCTGAGGATGAGCATCACTAATACCATCAGTACCATTGATAGCGGCAACAAGATTGGCCTGCGCGCCAGCAACATCGGCGCCAATAGAAACCTCACCATCAGCAGTATCTGTGCCAACTGGGACGAAGATATAGGTTTTCGTTCCGATTGTGACTGTATTACCGGAGATCGGCTGGGTGTCCATGGTCAGGGTTCCGACAGCTTTGACAGTGTTTGCTGCGATATCAGCAGGAATATTACCAACAGTTGTTACAGTTTTGGCAGCATCAGCAACAAACTCATAAATATCATCACCGATTGTAACAGTTTCGCCATCTTTAACGACGCCAGAAATAGTCAGAGTTTCAGTGGCCAAGGCAGCATTAACCGGGGTTCCTTCGGTGATTGATACACCAATAAGTTCAGAAATAACATCACCAAGTTTGACAGCAATATCTCTAGCCTGGGAAAGATTGTTAAAGACCTTCTTTTCAGTAACTGTAATTTGATCCATTTACTTTCTCCTTTTTATTTATAAATATATTTACTTGCTTCGCGAGATTCAGCAGCATGATTACCTAGTAATAGCATATCAACCCAATCCTGTGCTCTTTTTTCACCAGAAGTTCTAGTGCTTTTACCATTCATATCTTTAAGTTTGGATAGAGATTTTTCAGTCGATGCATTACCACCAAGGAGTATTGCATAGGCTAAATCTTGACCTCTGGTTGTTGTTTTAACTGCATTCTTGCGAATATCATCAACCGTTTGTGAGCGTTTCTGACGATTAGCCACAATAGCGGCATCTTCACGTTTTATATCAGCTTTAGATTTGAGTTTATTGGCCTTATCAATATTACCTTTTGATAGTTGTTTTGCAGATTCCGTATCAAGTTGTGTTGCTTTCTTTTGGATTTTGGTTACATGTTTACCTATTGCTTTTGTTCTTCTGGATGAATATGTTCCGCCAGCTTTCTCAGCTCTACGTACACCCCATCGCATTCCAACTGTGCCAAAATGTGATAGTGCTCTTTGTTCCATAGATTCTCCTATCTTAAATATTTAATCGTCTGTGTCAACTAGATTTATTGCGAGACTCGCCCCTACTGAGGATGTTAGAATTGGAACAAGAAATGCTGCTCCACTAACAAGGGCTAAATCTGTATTGCCAGTTAGATATTTTCCAACAACAAATCCACCAAGACTGCCAAGTATCCCAGCACCAACTAATTGGCCCTTCTTTTGTTTGACTCTCATCTGTTCAGGAGTTAGTGGTATTTTCTTAGGCTTTTCAGATTTAGACGATTTAGTAGTTGTAGTTTTACTACGCCGAACTCCCCACTTCATTCCGAGGACGCCAACATGTTGTAATTCGTTCTCACTTATGAATCGCATTATTCTGTCCCCACTAATTATCATAATATAATTTGATACCCCGCGATACTCATCATTTTCTTTTGCGCTTCATTATAGGTATCTTTAGCACGTCTTGCATCTTTATATGACATATTCATTAGATTAGTGTGCGTTTCTTTCCAAAGTTTTCCTGCGTTTTGAAGTTTTTGATTAGCCACTTTAATTTTCTCGGGTGAAGTATAATATCTTTGTTGACTTCTTGACTCCCAATAGTCTTGCCACTTTTTTGGATCTGCTTTGTCAATCAGTTCCTGTTGATGATCTTTAGTGGATTGTAATTGTTTAGCGGCTTTTCTCTGATATTTTTGTACTTTTCTTTGCCCCCAATGCATTCCAGGGATTCCGAAGTGTGAAAGTGCTTTTTGAGTCATTACTCAAATGCCTCCTTATTCAGTTTATAGGCTATCCAGGCATCCATCAAAGCGGATACGCTGTCAATCTTCTGGTCATAACGTTTCTTTAATAGTTTGCGATTACCGTTTGTGTCTTCGAGGGTTATGGAGTTACCCATTGCAAATGACATTAACTCTTGATCAAATATGAGCATTCTTTCACCAGATAATGTCTTAAGTTCGCCCAATGGAACAGACTCAGTCTTAACGCCTTGAATGACTTTAACAAGTCCAAAGGCGCCATTCTCAGTTTCCCAACGGTTAACAAACTCTTTTGCGTTGTATGGATCAAATCCTAAGCAATTAATATCGTATTGACTATCAATTATAAACTTATCAAGATCGTCATAGACGTCCATCATGTCAAGAACTGTACAATCAAGCACCATCAAAGAGCCTTCTTCGATGAATTGATCATACTTGATGCGCATAGCGCCTGGTAATTTCATTAGAGTTAGGGCTGAAATATAACAACGAGTCTTGATTCCAAACTTACCTTGTGGTAGAGGGAATAAGAATGTAAATGCACAGAAGTCATCACCTTGTGAAAGATCGGCACCAAGTGCACATGGCATAGACCAAAATTCTCTTTTCCTATGAGGTATTGTCTCTTCATAAGTAAAGAAATAGGTATAGCCCTCCATGGGGATACCGAATCTTTTAGCAAGAATATCATTACGTGTAGCGGGTGCATTCTCAGCACGTTCTACATCTAACTGATAGGCTTCATATGTAACTGTCTTACCAATATTAGGATTTGCTTTAACCCACATTGCTGGGTCATTTACTTCCTGCACATTATCCAATCTATAATACCAGATTGAAACGTGTGGATTGATGTACTCACCCTTAAGAATATTCATTAGTTCCATCTTAATCGTATCGCCAGATCCGTTACGGACTGTGCCCTCAGAACTAATTGCAATTATAAGGTAATCGTCTAATTTAGATGCACCTTGCTCGATAGCCCCACCGGCTCCAAAGCAAATCGTATGAAGCTCGCATCCACTAAGCGTGGCGTTGAGAATTTCCTAACTGGATCAATTATTGAGATTCGTCCGATGTCAG